AAAGGATGACGACTTTGTAATGACAGGTAAAATGAAACTTGGTATGGGTAAGAACTTTAACCCTAAGGAACAGGGTGGTTCAGGTATTATCGTATTTGACAGCAAGTACAGAAAAGACGCAACAGGTGTTGCAACTGATGTAGCTAGTGGTGTAACTGACGGTAATTCAGTTATGGCAGGTGCTATGGTTCCTGACAAGACTGAAGCTATGGCTTACCTTTGCACAAGAGTTTCTAATGACAAGAGTAACAAGGCTAAGTTCGATGCAACTCCTATCGGTACTAACCAGCAGGATTATGACGGTGAAGTTACTTATACTTTAAGAAAGAGTGGTACATCTCTTTCAATCACTATCAATGGTAGCAAGCAGGTTATTGACGTTTCTGACCTCTTTGCTAAATCTGAAAAGCTTTATGTTGGTTACTTCGCAGCAAGAGATGCTTACGTTAGTGTAACTGACCACAAGTTATCAGTTGGTAGCTCAAAGGTTAAGAGTCTTGAATTAAACTCTTTACCAAACAAGACTGACTACTATGTTGGTGAAGCATTCGACTCTACAGGTTTATCTGTAAAGGTTGTTTACGAAAACGGTACTACTGATATTATCGACAGTTTAGATGATATTACATTAACTGGTTTCGAAGATACAACAGGTGGTAAGAATATATTCACATCTGTTGGTGAAAAGGAAATTAAGGCTTCTGTAGGTTCTGCTTCTGTTACATTTAATGTAAATGTTACAGGTAAGAAGGTAACAGACCTTAAGTTAGATTATCTTCCAGTAAGAACTGACTTCCTTGTAGATACTGCATTTGACTCTAACGGTCTTACTCCAGTTGCTACATTCGAAGACGGTACTACAAAGACTTTAACAACAAAGAACTATAAGCTCTATGTAAATGGTAAGGAATTACCAGAAGGCACAGAACTTAAGTCTGATTTAGTTGGTAAGCAGACTGTTACAGTAATGTACACAGATGCTGATACAACTATTGACCCTAACAATGTTAGTGCAACTTACGATATTAACGTTAAGAATGCTAAGTTAGAAAGCATCAGAGTTGGTGTTGTTCCTGATAAGGTAAACTTCGTTCAGGGCGAAAGCTTTGATGATTCAGGTCTTATAATTGAAGGTAAGTATGTTCTTGAAGATGGTACTACAGTATACCGTACTCTTGACAAGAGCCTTTACACTTACTCAGGTTATGACCTTACTCAGGTAGGTAACCAGAAGGTTACAGTTACTTATAAGAATGACCCTAGTGTTACTGTAAGCTATGACATTCTCGTAACAACTGTTAAGATTGTTTACCCACAGATTGAATCATATCCATTACTTACTTATATGGTAGGCGATACTTTCAATCCAACTGGATTAAAGGTAAATCTTCTTTACAACACAGGTAGAACTCAGAATATCGATGTAGCTGAAAATGGTAAGACTATTTACTACTTATTCGATGGTTCTAACTACTATGATTCAGAAGGCAATGCTGTAGAAGAAGCAGTTGCTAAGGCTGCACATTACTACATTGATTTAAGCCAGTTCAACACAGCTTCAGAAGGTACAGGTAAGGTTTACATCAATGTAAATTCTAACGGTATTAGTTCATCTATCGAACTTGTAACTACTACAACTGCTAAGAAGGATTACGTTTGGAAGGGTATGTTATTCGGTGCATCTTCAATGGGTGTATCTGGTAACGCAGAA